TTTATTATTATTATTATTATTATTATTATTATTATTATTATTATTTATATCATCTGATGGGGATGTTATTGATGTACTCATTATTATTATATAATTATTTTAATTATAATAATAAAAATGCGCTATTTAGAATATTTTTTTAATAATTAATAATAATAAATATGTCAGATAATAATGATATGATGATATTAAGAAAAAAAATAGAACCAAAAAATAAACCAAAATCAAATAATAATATTAAATATCAAAAATTAAATGATTTTGAAAATGAAATAGACAATGTAAAAATAGCAGATAGAGAATTAGCAAGAGCAATACAAATGAGCAGAATAAATAAAAATATGACACAAGATGAATTAAATAAAAAATGTAATTTTCCTAAAAATACTATTCGAGATTATGAAAATTGTATAGCTATTGTAAATACACAACAATTAAACAAATTAAATATTATATTGGGCGTTGTTCTGCCAAGAAATTAAAAAATATATATAATATAATGACTGAATTAATTAAATGTTATCAAATTCAAATTGATGATAATGATGAATGTCATCCAGTATATATTGGCGATTATCCAGAAGTGCCCACGCCATTATTAAAAATAATTAAGCACAATAATTATATTCTCCATGTTGTTGCTTATATATTAACTGAAAAAGAAATACAAAATAAAATTTATAATATTATTGGTGTTATTATATTTAAAAATAATAATGAATTAAGTAATTCAAGTGAAGATTTTACAAAACAAGAAACATATGAAAATAGTATTTGCAGTTTTGATTTAGTTTATGAAAATAATAAATATAAATTTTATTATTGTGATCATGAAAACAAAACAGAGTTAAAAGTAAAAAGTATTAATACAAAATTAAAAAAAAATGATGTTATGCCCTTATTATTAGAAAGTATTTTCAATACAAGTCCCACTAAAGAATTATTAGCAAAAAATTGAAAAATCTAATATATTATTATTTTTATTATGTATTTAATTTACGCTAGCCATTAATTTAGCTTTCAAGATGTTATCGGTTGTTGCAGCAATTATTATTGTCGCAACTATTGTTGCAGTGGTTGTTGTTTTTGGTATTTATCGCCCAAACACAGACTCAAGAATCATTACACCCACTAAAAAATGTTTTTTGGAGAATGAAACTCCAGAAGATCACGAACAGCCAAACGGTCCGGAAACGCCAACCGCGCAGCCAATTAGCCCGGAAACACCAAACGCAGATACAATCAGCCCGGAAACGCTAACGGCACAATCCCTCCATGCACGCTTGCTAAAACAAGGAGCAGTGCAAGTCATGTCAAAGCAATGAATCGCGCCAGTCATGCTAAAAAAATATGAAGCAGACAATCCACAATAAGTAATGACACATTTTTTTAAGAACTAACACAACACAAACAAAATTAATAATTATTTTTTATCCAAGAATAACTAAAGGTTTTACACCTTTATTTTTTGAACCAATTGAAATACTACTTACATCAATTTTTTTTTTGCGTGACGATTTTGATGAATTATCAGATAATATATTATCAATGTCATTATCGCTAAATTGTTTTTTATTTTTTTGTTTAGTTTTCATTAATTTATCTATATTCTTATTAATTGAAACAACTGATTTTGAACTTTTTGAACTAAAATGTGAATCACTATCACTATTATTATTAATACTTGCTAAAATTTCATCTAATTTTTTATTTTGTTCATCTAAATTATGTACATCTTCATTATTCTCTCTAAATAATTTTGATTTTGTATTTGCTAATTTTCTAATATTCTCCAGTTGTTTTTGTTCGCTATGATAATTTTTATTTTTCAATTTATCAATTTCGCTTTTAGATAAAATATTTTTAGCACTTGATGTTGTTGATTTAGCGTCTTTTTCTTGTTCTTCTTTTTCGTCTTTATCATCACGCGGAGACGCAGATGAAATTATTAAATTTTCTTTAAATTTAGTATTATTTAATGTTTTATTAATTTTTTGTGTTTCTAATTCTTGTTCATGTATCATTTTTAAATCAAGTGCTTTTTGTAATGCAGCGTCATGTTGTTTTTCAACATATTGCTTTGATTTTTTACTGTCTTCTTCTGCTTTTTTTCGTAATTCAGCATACATTTCTTCCTCATTTTTATAATCTTTATCTTTATTATTACTATTCATACCGAGACTTTTACTAAGTTGCATACTTAAAGCGGCACCACTAATCATAAATAATAATCTCATTTCAGGGGCCATTTGTTTGCCCGGTTGATTGTATTTTTCATAAATTTCACCAAGAACAGAATAATAATTATGTATATCAGAACTTATTTTATCTGATAAACCATCTAATTTTATTCCAAATGGATCAATCATATTATTTAATATTTCAGTTCCTTTCATAATTCCAATTAACATGTGACTCATCCATGTAACAGAATTATGTTTTGCTTTAATATCCGTATGTAATTTATATTCATAATTCATCATTTCAAGATCCGAATCTAAGCTATAATTTTGAGATAATTTCACTCCTGAACGTTTTAAGTCTAATAATTTTCTTAACATATCAAGTTTTAATAAAATTTCTTCACTTTTACTCATTTTTATAGGTTCGTCCGTTTGTTTCTCGCTGTATTGATTTTCAGTATATTTTGTTGTATCAACTTTTATATTTTCTTGTTCATAATAATTATTTGCTGCATCCGCATCATTCATTGGTTGTTGTTTTGTGTTATTAGTATTATCACAGTCTAATACATCATTATCTAAATTATCTACATTATCTGCATTATCTATATCAACCTCTTTCGGAAAATCATAATAATTTTTTCTTTTACTTTCTGAAACTAATTTTTCACTATTCTTTAACATATCAATAAATAGGTCAGTCTCAGTCGGCATTAGTTGATCCTCATTTGATTTATACATAGTTTTTATATTGAATATATATTTAAGTTTTTTAATTATTATTACGCATTCAATTTCTTATAAAAATTGAAAAATATAATAATTTCAAATTGTTATATATAATTATAAATATCCAGACATCATGAGTGACTCAAATTCAGGTATTGATGTTATAGCTTGTGACTCCAAATCCACATCTACAACTAAACTCGAACTCGAACTCGAACCCAAAAAACGAGGCAGAAAACCAAAATATCCATGGGCACGAAAAAACGCTCAAATTAATGCTCTAATTAATGCTGAAAATACTTGGACGTGTATTGCTGCTCATACTCGCTCCGGAACAAATGCTCAAAATGAAAATATTCGAGCAGAACTTTCAAATATTGCAGCAAATGTGCAAACCAAAACACGCAAAAATAGTGTCAAAGCAAAACTTTCAAATATTGACACACACAAAGATGAAAAAGAAAAGGATGCTATTAAAATAGACCTTTTAAAAATTGCGGCGTGTGCATCCCCTAAATCTTTTGCGAAAAAATCTCCTAGAGTCATTAAAGCAAATCTTTCAAGTATCGTCGCAAATACACAATCGGCAGAAGCAGCCGCAGCACCAGAAACAGCACCAGAAACAGCACCAGAAACAGCACCAAAAACAGCACCAAAAACAGATGTATCAAGTATTGCTGCGGATAATGCTTTGCCTTTGCCATTGTCATCAAAGACATCAAATTCACCAAAAACAAAAAGCACAACGAGAAAATATAAGAGATCGAAATTTATATTTTCACATATTAAAAACCCACAATTCAAACGAAAATATGTGAAAACAACAAAAACAACAAAAACAACAAAAATGACAAAAACAACTCATACTCACACAAGCCATACTCACACAAGCCATACTCACACAAGCCATACTTTCACAAGCCAAACTCACACAACTCACACACAAAACCCGACAATCATGATGCCAATGCTTAACATTGACAATAAAAATGAAGATGAAGACGAACCCAGCCCAGTTTCTGCCGGATGGATTGACGAAAATGAAAATATTTGGAATGAATATTTGTGTGATTGCGAATGTGCTTGCGAATGTGAGTTTAAATTTAAGTTTAAGTTTAAGAATGCTTTGAATTCTGAAAATACTAACACCGTCAATTTGACACAAAAAACAATGATGGATGAGACGATTAAAGATGATAAAGAAATCGAAGCGGATGCTATGTGTTTGCAAGAGTTATATTGGATTCAACGAAATGCTGCACTACAACAAGCAAGAGAATCTATAATCCCCCGCACGTGTGAAGAAGCTATTCAGGACATTATTAAATATGTTCAAGCAATTCAGCGACAAAAAAAACACGAAGAAGACATGGCACATGCTGATAAATGGATAAAAAGTCTTTTTGATTAAGTTGCGATACTTATACAAAGACAAAGACAAACCCTTAAAAAATGAAAAAATTATTATTTTATAATTATTAGATGTAAATAATCTCTTTGTTTTAATTAAAATGAGCAAACGTATTTCACGCATTAAAAATGCTGCAAATATTAGACGCAACATCAGGCACAAATTAGGATGCTTACACACAACATATATTGTGACACGTGTTTCACGCACCCAAATTGTGCGCTTTAAAAAGAAAAGAAAGCACAACAAAAAAGCCAAAAAAGTTGTTGTGACTCCCCATAACTATTTGGATCATATACATGAATGCAATCGGGCAAATGGTATTTCGAATCTACCAAGCAACGCGCCAGCAGATGAAACATCATTTGAGGGCGATAAATATTAATTCTTCCGAACTTTATTAAGCTAAATTCATACTTTGAAAAAGCAAAATTATTTATTATTCTAATAAAATTTGAAAAATACAACAGTTTAATAATTATATATTATGACTCAAATAAATAAATTAATGAAATCAAAAATAGCATCTAGAATGATTAATGCACCTAAACCAGAAAAAAGAAAACTTACTTTTTTACATGATAAAGAAAAAGAACAAGACAAAGACAAAGACAAAGACAAAGAACCAGTCCAAATATCATTAGATTATCCAACAATTGAATATGGATGTAATGCAGAATATCGCATGTATCCATCTGTTTGTGAGACACACGAAATAAACACCCCCCAAATGATTGATATTTCACCAAAAAAAATTAAAAAAGAAAAAATAAAAAAGAAGACATTAAATGAACAAATAAAAGAGAATATTATTACTCTGCGAGAACATCTACAATTATATATTAAACATGAAACGGGAATATTAAAATATATTGATGATTTGCGTGACTCTATAAAAAAGCACGCAAAAATAGAACAAAATATTGATCACGATGCATGGAAAAAGTTTTTGAAAGATTAATTTTTTATAAAAAATGAAAAAACAAATATAATATAATTTTTATATGTTATATTAAATCAAATTAAATCAAGAATGGCTGCAGCTGCGGATAATATCGATGGTTCTAAATCAGCACCACACACACCAACAAAATCACAAACTTTGTTAACTCCAGACCGACCCCACAAAAAGAAACCGAATAAACAAGATAAACGTGTTGAAGCGATTGGCTGTGACTTAGATTTCTTATTTGTATGTTATCAATCAGGATCAGAGGAAGAATCTGATTCAGAGTGTGAGCAAATTGCTTCAGGTTCTGAGTCTGAACATGAATCTGACTCTGAATAAAATTTTTAGAATTTCACATTTTTAATGTTTTTAACATAAAATTTATTTATTATTCTTATAAAAATAAACTAATATAATATTTGATGAGCTTTATTAAGACAAATAAATATTATTTTTTATTTAGAAAACATGAGAATTCATTTAGAAAATCAACAAATATGTTAGAATATATAGAGAGAAATAAAAAGGCACTTTATTATTTAAAAAAATCCGCAAAATATGGATGTATATATTCAAAATATTTAATGAGTACATTTTGTTATAATCCAATAAGAAAACAAAATTATGAGACTGAATATAAAAAGATTATGAAAGAACAAAATATTCAAATTATAATTGAATAAATAATATAAATTTTTTTAATATAATGAATGAGAGTTTTGATGACTCATTATACGAGTTAGCATTACAAAAAAATAATAGTAAAAAAAAAATAAAATCAAAAAAGAATAAATTTATTAATCCTAAAACAGATGATAAAGGATTTTTTACAGTTCAAGGGGATTATTATGATAAACAATTGTCGGATCCATCATCATTAATAATTGATACTCCGAGCAATTATAATATAGATTTAACATCTCCAGATGACCAAAGTTGTTCTAACTCAACACAAATAATTAATATGGATAATAATCATAATCAAAATAATAATAAATATAATAATAAAAATAATAATATTATTAAATATGAAAATACAGAAAATAATATAAAAAATAATAAAATAAAAAAAACTAAAAATAAGATAAAAAAGAAAAATAAAATATATGAATTAGAATTAAAAGATATAATTATAATAATACTTGGGACAATAATAGTTGTTATATTTTTAGATTTCATTCTGCTTTAAATTGTGATTGTGAATTAAGTTCTATATATTTCCAAGTAATAAATAATTTAGTTGGTGTAATAATAATTGTGTCAAACTTTTCTTGTCTTAATTTAAGAGAAATAAATTTTAAACATTCGAGAGCATCAAATTCTTTACATTCCGGGATGGTTTCTTCTATCGTAAAAATTAAATCAGTTTTCATATTTTCATCCATGTGAATTATTGTATTTTGACAATAATTTAACATTTTAATATAATATTTTAATTTTTCTTCACGTCTCTTTTGTCTTTTATCAATAAGTATAGATGATGAAAAATCATTATTTGTTATTTTATCATAATTAATTGTATTTTCAAGACTTGATAAATTTAATTTTGTTTTTGTTTTACCAATTTTAGGTGTCGTTATAGTTCCAATTGAATTTAATGATGCTGAAAGATTATCTATATTTAATTGTTGAAGCATTATATTATTAGCTATTTTTTAATATTTTTATTTAAATATAGTTTTATACCACTGCCCCCATTCATTCTATATAATATTTTATACATAGATTTTTTACCAATTATTGATTTTAATATTTGAGTGTCTTTTATTTTATCATCCATATTTGGATTTATTTTATTTGTTTCAATTAATTTAATTATATTTGGTGTTGTTTCAGTATGACAGATAGACATAAATGACTTAATATATTTTTCAAGCATTATAAATAAGTTAAAGAAATAAAAATTAATTTATATTAAAATATATGAACAATAAACGTGGAAGAGGTCGCCCTAAAAAAACAAAAAACGCATACAATAATGAGCCCAAAGATTATTCAAATAATATATCAGGTGAAGAAAAAAAAGACGAAAATATTATAGTATTTTTTGCTTTATCAGATGACGAAAGTCTTGAAAGTCATGAAAATCATGAAAGTCAAGGACAAACAGAAAATGACACAAAACAAGTAAATCAAGTAAATCAAGTAAATCAAGCAAATCAAACAAATCAAACAGATAATGAAGATAATAATGATGATGATTATTTAGATAATATATTAGAAGAACAGGAAGACACATTAACACAGATAACATTTGATATTAATGATGGATTAACAGCTGAGGAAATACCAAATGCGATAACAGAAAATGAATGTGAAAAACAAGAAACAACAAAGAAAGTATTTACAAAAAAACAGATTTCATATAATTGCATTCAATTGAATATGAATAATAAACCATATGAACCAGTAAATAAAAATATTAAATGTTGGTGGTGCGACGAGTATTTTGATAATTTACCGGCATATATAGTAAGTAATTATAAGAATGGAGAATATTATATATTTGGTAATTTTTGTAGCTTTAATTGTTCTGCTAAATATAATGTTGTAATGTTGAAAGATCATAAATGGAATACACGACACGCATTAACAACAAATTTAAAAAATAAAATAATGAATAATAATGAACCGATAAAATTAGCCCCAGATAGAGAATTATTAATATCTAAAGGAGGTATATTAAGCATAGAAGAATTTAGACATGGATTTGATACATATGGTTCCGCACCAAAAATTAATATGCCGCCAATAATACCATTAATACATGTAATAAATAATGGTAAATTTTTATGATTTTATAATTTTATTTTTTTTGCTTTCTTTTTTTGCTTTCTTTTTTTTATCTTTTTGCTTTAAATCTAATGCTTTTATTTTATCTTCATAATGCTTGGGCAAAGGAGTGCCAAAACTTTTAATAAACCCTTGTAAAAAAGCATCGGCCATATCATCTTTTTTATCATGAGAATTAAATAATTTTAGAGCATCATTATTATCTTTAATTAATTCATTACAACATTTAATAGCAATATCTTTTGTTATTGAATATACAATTTCTGCTTTTACATCTTTTACATCTTTTATATCATTTAATATTTTTTCACCAGAGACCCCAGCAACTTTAATTTTATTTGAAGGAGAACAGAAAATAATATTATCAGTGGTATATGTTGTTTTTTCTTTTATTGTTCTATTAATAAAATAAGCATATAAAAATGCTGATATTGTTTTCATTGTTGGATTAATAAATGTGGGTTGATTTTCAATATATACTTTAGATACATTATTGAATTCAATAATATTATCTAATTTTTTATACATAGTGAGACATAAATTAGATAAAGAAATTTTATTACAATTTTGAGAAACAGATTTTAATTTTTTTTTAATATAATTATTATATTCATTTTCATAATGTTCTGAACACCATCCCAATATTTTATTATCTTGTATATTATCTTGTATATTAGTTTCTAATGATTTATTCATTGTCTTTTCACATTTAGGAGTTTTACATGTGTATTTATTTAATAATTTTGTTTTATGAGTATTACAATAATAATTATTATTATAAATATCATTACTTAATTTATTACATGATATACATTTCTTTTGTGTTTCACTAATACTAAAATTTGGAATACATGTATTATTAATAACACATATAGGAATTT